TACAATGTATACATTGAGTATGATTTATTGCATACGTATTTGTTTCAGTCGGAAATTCTGTATAAATTTTATTAACATTATTATCTATAACATACATACAATTTTTATTAGAACCATTTATAACAACTCTATAACCACAAGGTTCATTTGCTCGAGTTACTCTATATAAATCCAAATTTTCATTTGGTTTATTAAAATCAATATGCGGATCTGCTTTTCTATCTTGCATATGCAATTTGATATTGATTAATCTTTTTATAGGAAGATGTTTTAACCACTGTTTAAAATGTGGATTCATTTCTAGAAATTCAGGCTTAATAACAGAATCATCATAACGATTTTCAGTCTCTTCTGTTATCTTAATCATGCTCCACCATGCATAATGACTAGTTCTCATTCCATCATATTTAATTGGTGGTAATCTAGGTATGTTAATAGGTAAATAATGTATCATGATAATTTCTTTTTTTTATATTCCTCAACCCATTGCAATTCTTCATCTCTAAATGTTTTTACAGCATTTACATCCAATTTTAGTTTATCATCAATAGTAGATTCTTTACCACTAAATTCTGCTACAGCAAATGTGGATTTTTTAAATTTCTCTTTTCGCATTACATCACACATATGATCATGTATTTTAAATGCTTCAACAACATCCATTTGTTTATTTTTCCACATTAGCCATTTTTTTTCAAGTATTTTATTGTCTTTTATAATGTTATTCTTTTTTAATACTTTATCGACATATGTTTTATCATGCTTTTGATACAATTCTTCTGCTGATATTTCTTCATATTCGTTTTCACCATAAGAACCACTTAATATAGATTGTCTTCCATAAATTGGGATTCCAAGAGGATATGCAGTAAAGCTTTGGGTCTTCCAGTTATCAACTAGCCAATCGAGAGAACTATATAAAGATTCCTTTGTTTCATATGGCGCGCCTACAATAAGAGATATATTGCCTCGATATCTATTATTGTTTTTCTCAAAATATTCTTTTACTTTAAGAAGACCTTCTTTCATTTTACCTCGGTCCATGCCTTTTTTAATGGCTTTAGAGGTTTTTTGGTTAAAAGATTCAACTCCATAAAATTGGCCGAATACATTCATATTAGCCAAATGTTCTACTTCATGCTTTCTAGATATAAGTAAATCAGCTCTAATATATGCAGCAAACCATGGTTCAAAATTCAATCTTTGTACTACTTGGCTAAATTTTTCAACTTTTTCTGTACGGTCATTGAATGTCTCTTCGGCAATCACATAGTTTTTAATACCCCATCTATCATAGTTTTCATTTAATTGTTTTTCAAAACTATCTTGTGAAGTGCTATAATCTCCCTTTACACCAAGTACTGAAAAGTTACAGAAACTACATTTAAATTTACAGCCTCTGCCGGTTTCAATTGAAAGAAATTCCCATGGTTGAAGATAATCTCTTTCTTCATAGAGAACAGTATATTCCTTAAGTGGATATGCTGGATAATGAGATGCATCAATTAATTGTGTATTAAAATAATTTGTCGCTCGGGGTGCCTCACCATTTGAGAATAGATATTTAAGTAAAACATCTAAAGCCTTTTCACCAAACCCATATATGTGATAATCAACTGCTGACATATCCGCATTTGGAAGACTAGATGAACCGGAAATTTGTACTATATTTGGATAATGTTTCTTAAGAAAAAGTGAAAATATTTCCATATGATTTGTCCATCCAGTAAATAAGGATGAAAATCCTATGAATCGCGTATTATCATTAATTCGAGATAAACATAACTCCATTAACTCGTCATGTGACCAATGAGCGCAATAGTCTATTACCTCAGTATCCCACCCATTATCCCTTAGCCAATGAGCTATTCTATATGGGCCTAAAGAACGTGTGTGACTTCGTTCCTCGATGTTCATAATTAAGCAGTGATTCATTAACTATTTGTTTTAGGTTCAAAATATCCCTGTACATTAAAATCAATACTAGTACCATAACCAATTAAGCAAACTTCATTACTGTCGGGATGCATTTCAAAGATAGTAAATGTGCCTGTATCTGTATTTGCAAACACATAGATTGGCAAGATTTGTTTAGTCATATCAGGCATTGTGACTTCACCTAAAGCGCCAAGTAAAGCCTTTTCTTCTGCTTGATCAATGATAGTAAGAAGACCTTCTATACCTCCACATTGAACTGGTTTTGAACGAGTTTCTACTTCAGCAAATGCAGATGTTGCAAATAGCATAAGGAACATTATTAGGTAGTATTTCATAGCACCCTCCTTGGGTAAGTTGCAACTTTTCTGTTTCAAGGCAAGTTGCCAGCCCAGAGATTATGCCGCTAGGCGCATCTCAGGAGCAAAGTTATCGTTTGCATTTACGTTTGTGATTCTCCACTGCCTTCTTGCATCTGTCGATCCTATTTCGCCCCCATCATAAGCACACTATTCATCAAACCAGAGAAGAAATTCCATACTACCAGTAATCTTGTATAAGACAAGTAATAGTGTACAAAACCAAATAAACCAAAATAAATAAAACCCTAGGAATCTATACACTTTCTCCATAGGAAGATATTTTTCAAATAAGGTTTGAATGTCCCATACGTATTTAAATTGTATGAACCAACAAAACCACCTTACATATTTGTTTGGTGTATTCTCTGGTGTTATTTTCACTTGCAAAGGTCTTCATATTTTACACTATGGACTCTGTGTTTTGCCATATCCCTACCAAGATATCCTGGTTGTGGTTTAACTTTAATAAACTTTGATACCCAATTTGCAAATGCTTCTAACATATTTACCTCTAGTGTGTTTATGGTGGAGGCGGTGGGTACTGCCCCCACGTCCAGCCTACATCCATCCAGTTTCACCGAATCATTTTTATTTATATTAATATTATAACACATCTAGATACGTTTGTAAATATAAATATATGTGAGAGCGAATTTAATTATATGGCAACAGTGACATACATCTAACTTCAGTAGAAGGAAGATCAAAATGCCTGTAGCAGAAATTTTAGCAGGAATTGCACTTGTAAAGGCAAGTGTAGAATTTATAAAATCAAATATTGACACCGCAAAAGACATTGGTGAAATTGCTGGTGCAATTGATGGTATGTTCAAAGGTACCGAAGAGGTACAGAAGAAAAGAGGCAAAAAATCCGGTATGGGACTGAAAGATCAGTTCGGTATCCAATCAGTTGCCCAAGAAATGATTGACGCCAAACTTGCAGAAGAGAAGATGCAAGAGATGCGCAATCTAATTGATATGCGGTTTGGTCCAGGAACTTGGCAAAAGATTTTGGATGAAAGACAAAAAAGAATAGTAGAAGCAAAAGAGGCGCAAAGACTGGCCAGAATTCAAAAGAGAAAAGAAGATGAAGAGTTCTGGGAAATGATTAAGATGATGATGATTATTGGTGGATGTGTCATCCTTGGTGGCGCCGCACTTATTTTTGTAATGTATACGGCAGTTTGATGATACAAGCAATTGTATATGCATGCCTGATGAGCAATCCAAACTATTGCATTATGCTAGAAGATCAACGTGGACCATACGAATCTGAGCGTGTGTGTAAGGCCCGTGCATTGCAAATGGCCGAAGATGTGCATATACATATGAAGGGATACAAACCAAGAAGCTGGGAATGCAGAACACTCCCAGCTGGTATGTTAACTAAGTAAATGGTAAATGTCAGAGGTAATACTATTGTCAATCATTGCTTTACTGGTAGCAATACTTTTCTTTAATGCTTATCTTTATGATAAGACATTAGAAGATATTAAGGCACCAAAGACAGAACTAGAACTTGAAATAGAACACCTTAAAGAAGCAATTCTTCTTGCGAAGTATCGTGTACGTGAAGCTGAAGAATCGCGTAATGAATCACCTTCATCAGATCCTTCCGATGATCATCGGTAGTACCCTTATTACCATATCGCTGGGCATACTTCATCACATTACCCATATTAAATCCAGTACCATGACCAGCATCATAGATAAACTCTGATGCTTGAAAATTGTTCTTTGAGTAGTGTTGACTATATGTCGCAATGATATAGTCAGAGATCTCATCGATATACATGTCCTCATTAAATTTAAAGTCTGGCATATTTTCAATACTATCTTCTGGAAATAGTCTTTGCATTATTTTTCCCATCTATAAAAAATGTGTTGATCAATCTTCATTGTTTTGGTTTTGGTTGATGCCCATTCTGGTCTAACATAATCGGCATGATAATGAGTGGCACCATCTGTGAAGTCGGGAAATTCTCCGTGATAGACTTTAAAAGCGATGGCACGAGCAAGTTCATAGACAGCAGTATCGTGATAACCAATATCATCAGACTTGCCGTCACAATACCAACTAAATTGGCAGCGATGGCGAAGAGGGACCATGGTCCCATTTTGCTTCCATGATGGTCTTTCAGGTCCTTGTTTAACAACCTCACAATATGAATGAGGAAACCGACTATCAAGAACACGGTTACGAGTGACAAGAGCGACACCAATCATTCCCCTATGTATTTGGTTACGGGCCTCAAAGTATATATTATCTGCCAGACATTTCTGTTCTGATACAGAATCGTGTAGTAAACCTGCATTTGCTTCTGCACCAAATGCCGATTTACCACTCACAAGACCACCTAAAAATGATGCCGCCATGGCACCAAGAAAAACATAACGCTTCATTTAGTAACCTCATGGTTATATGTAAGATTATGAATATCCATGAGATCCTTTAATTTACGAACCTCATCTGATGTAAGACTTAAAAGTTGCTTACGCATGTTTTCTTCTGACATATCTTTTGCCAATGCCATAAAAAACTTTTCTAATTTAATATAATGATAAGCCATTATGCATGTCTCCGAATAAGTTCCTCTGTCCACATTGTCCGAACCAACTTAAGCCGTGATTCCAAATCCTTAATCACTTTAGGTGATGTAGGTAACTGAGGAATACGAGCAACTTCTTCCATAATAAACTGTGGAAGAACTCTGAGTTGGCGCTCAAGAATTTCCTGACGCTTTTCTGCAGAAGCAGATTTAATCATACGCTTAAAAGCGGCATTTGAAATTGGTTTAGACATGTAAGGCTCCTCTTCCTTTTTGATTATGATACTATTATATCATATAAAAAGAGGTTTGTAAACAAAAAAACGCACAATTTTATTTAATAAAAACAACCAGTAGTAAAATAGTTTTTAATCCAAAGTAGCATCAGAACCTGGACTCTGTGTACAGTTTTGTGTACGAGGGCAATGGAAGTACTTATCCATCGCTACTGTAAGATCGCCATGTCCTGTGGCTCCTCTTTCGTATATACACATACGTTCATCGGTCTCAGGATCGACATATTGTCTTTTGAGTCTACAGTTTATAGTATTGGTTGTTGTAGGAGGTACTGCCTTACGTCTACATTCCATTGGCTCGAGTCCTAAAATAGTCTGTGGCCATCGTAATGGGCTTGTGTTCCATAGAGTACAGTGAGTTTTGTCTTCACTACCAGTATACATACGACCTTCGGCATATACACTGGTAGTAAATAGACAAAAGAATATAATTAAATATTTAATGACAAAACTCTTTGATCATAGGAAAGATAGGTTCGAGTGCTGTTGCACAAGCTCGAGCTAATTCTATGTGTTCTTTCTGTGTACCGTGTCCAGAGCGTAGGTCGATATAATGGATCCAGGACCGGATGGTACCGTTAACATACAATCTAGATTCCATAATACCTTCTGGTAGAACTGCACGAGCTTGTTCTTTGGCAATACCATTTTCAATTGCCCATTCATATGATTTCTTTGCTGCATTGACGACCTCCGCTTGTTGTTTGTACCAATTTAATTGTAGATTAGGATCATTTACATCTAGGCTATTCTGTCTATTCTTTGTATCTTGAAGCCTTGCATCTTTCATCTTAAACTGTAAATCCTTTGTAGGATCTGCATACCGTTGAGAAAACTCTTGAAAAGAGAATGATCTATGTCTCAATAACTGACGAGCAATATCACGAGTTGTAGTTACTTCCAAGCAAGCGCTAACCATTTCAAATGGTGACCAGTGTTTTTCTCGGATGAGGTATCGTAGTAGTCTTTCTGACGTTTCGGTGTTGTCTTGGTTGGATGGATTCGAGACACGGGCTGTATACGCAATGATGTCCTGGAGACTTTCATCTTTCTCTCCCTTTGAATAACTAATTAGATTTACGGTCATAACACATTCTCTTTCACTAATTTCAATATTTTGTTCTTATATTGTGATTTTTCTAATAGAGTATAAAACCAACTGAGAGCATTAACTTCTTTTGATTTTGCAAATTTGCTAAGTAATATAGAATTAAATAGACCAACAAGTTCTGGTGTGGTTTCGAATCTAATTAAATTTACTTTTTTATTTGTATGAAAGTTGACAAAGGCATATGCATCATTTTCATTAAACGAAACTCCCTTTTCTTTATCTTTCATAAGGAATGCCAAATCTAAAGGTCTATACCATTTTCCAATATCAAATGATCCTGGAATGACTATTGAATTATCAACAAAACCATTACTTACATTATATGCTGAAGTATACTCCATATCTACAGGAGTTTCTGCAATAAACACATAACTCATTGGAAAAGATATCATACAATTATCATGATCCCTAACGCTTACAAAATCGTCAAAGAACCTTTGATCATACTTGTCTGACTTTAACTCACCATTTTCCATTCGTAGTTCATAAGAAAAAGAAAATTTCAATGCATAGAGGTTTTTTTGCTGTTTAGCAAATGCAGGGCATCTTAGAAAATCTGATTCTCTTATTTCTGGATTAACCTTATTCTTAAGATATTCCGTAGCATGTTCTGGCGCGTGATATCTTATATCCGAAAGAATTCTTTTATTTCTCTCAGGTATATAAGAACTCCAATAAATGTTCACTGAATAATTCCCATTACAAAGTTTTCGGCAGCATTTTCTGCATAAACTTCACTATGATCATAGACGTTTCGTCGTTCCCAAAGTTTTTCTTCTTTATAAAATTCAACATAAAATCCGTTGTCATCTTTCATCACAACTGCTTTACGGTTTGAATATTCCTCATCACCCCAATAGGTGCTAACCTCTGGCCCTTTATAGATCATAGTTTAAACTCCCTAAACTTTTCTGCACTAATTTTTTCTGCTGATACAGATTTATCAAATACTGGAGTATCATCCTTCATTAGATTTTGTTCTGTTTCATCAACATCATATAATCTCATCTTAGATCGGTCAACTCCAATTACAAATCTTTTATTTGATGTTGGATCATTGTATCTATTTTTCAATTGTTTGACCATCATCTGCCCGAGCCCTTCAAGTTCTTCAGTAGAGATAAGAGCGAACATAAGATCCGCCGTAGCTGGTAGACCGAAAGACTCAGATGTATCTTCCAAACCGACATCAGAATTACCATAACCTGAACGCGTCGTTTGAGTTGCCGAGAAAATCGGTACATTAAACTCCACCGCCAGTCCTCTAAGTTCCTCAGCAATCGCCTTAATGTATGTATAAGAATTGATTGATCCTCCCATGGCTTTCATTCGAGAAGAAGAACAGATATTCAAATAATCAATAAAGATAATATCTGGTTCGAATGATCTTTTCAGTTTTAATTCATTTAACAAAGCCCTAAAATGACCAGCATGAGCTGAGCCTGTTGGGTATTCTTTTACAATTAATCTGCCGGTTGTCTTACGTGCAATATTTTCAACTTTAGTTCTAAACATATCCTTCGAAAGGTTTTCAAGTTGGTCGATAGGTACATTGAGAAGATTAGCATCAATACGTTCGGCAATTCTTTCCTCAGCCATTTCCATAGTTATGTATAGTACATTTCTACCTTCTACCAAAGCGCCACTAGCAACATGACACATGAATAGAGACTTGCCAACGCCAGTACCTGCAAGGGCAATGTTAAGTGTTTTACGCGGTACACCACCCTTTGTAATTTTATTAAAATAGTCGAGATCAAATGGAATCCTATCTTCTTCTGTATGGTAAAAATCATAACGCTGTTCGAAATCATCAACATAATCGTGTCCAACACTATTATCAAATGACACACCAAGAGCTTTACTGAGAAGGTCAGGTAGTGCATTCTTTGTCATTGACTCATGTTTACCGTCAATAATAGAAATAGATTCCATAATGGCAATATGAATTGCTCTATCCTGGCACCATTTCTCGGTAGAGTTTAATAACCAATCCGGATCAATTACCTCACCAGAATACAGCTGTGGAACAATATTCATCGACATCTGAAATTGTTCGTCAGACATATTAGTTGATTCTTGTAGTTCAATAACCAATGTTTCTGATGTAGGCAATTTATTATATTTTGCTACATATTTACCAGCCTCTTTAAAGAGTGTACGATATACTCCTTGGAAATATTCTGGTTTGATGAAAGGTAATACCTTACGCATATACTTTTCATCAGTTAAAAGATTACGAAGAATAGTCTGTTCAAGATTTGTCTGCAAGGGTACCTTCTTCTCTCATTTGTTTACGAATTTTGGTGGCTGATATATTGTGTATATCCTCACCTAAATCATGTTCTGTAAATGTATAGCCAACCTTTCGACCATACGCAATATCAGTTATATTTGGTAGTACCATTATAATATAATCTACTGCAATTGTAAACCCCTCTTTTGCCAATGCTTCAATAATATTAATTTTTATTATATCAATATTAAATGGGTTGTCATATTGTTCTGGCACTTGCCTAATCTGTATACAGACTTGGCCGGTTTTTGCATGAGCCCTTTTAAAAAGTTCTGTATGACCAGTATGCCATGGTTGCCAACGACCAAGCATTTGTACTGTTGGTTTGAGGGGATCAAAATCCACTACTTTTTCCTATTGGATTTTATTTCTAAATTTACCATACTAGTACCTTCGGCGCGGTCATTACGAATATCATCTTGGCGTTTCATATAATTATTAACAACTGCTACAAGTTGTTTATGTGTGTCATCAAACCATCCATTAACATGATAGTTAACATCAATTGGTTTTTCAAACATAGCATTAGTATCTTCGTAACGACTTTCTTTAATAGTATCCATCCATACTGTGTAGTCTGCATTAAATTCTATACGAGCTATATTTGTTGGACAAACAAAATCTGCAACTGCAATTTTGCCAGCCATAATGACACCATCACTCAAGTGTTTCATACGTTGTGCTTGACGTATTCTTCCTTCAGAGCTAAAATCCCAGTCATCATAGCTCGTTCGAACTACATCTGCGTTAATGTGTATACCACCCAATAACTCAGCCAATGGTTTGGCCAATGTACTTTTACCAGAACCCGGCAATCCAAATATTAATATTTTCATGTTTGTTCTTGTAATACTGCCGAACCATCCATAATGGCTTCTCTAAGAATCTCTTGAAGAACATCACCAGCCCATAATTGCAAATCAACATCTTCGGAAGTTAATTCAGAATCTGGAGATGATTCAACAAAGAAATTAAAGGACATAGTACCTTCTTCTTCGTCATTCACACTAATAGAACCATACTGAATTACTGTTTCAGCATATGGTCCTTCGAGGAAGCGAACCAGCCAATGCTGATCGCCCTCCTCACCCGGAACCAATTGATAAGTTTGATTTTCTTTATGCTTCATCTACCAACGCATCCATATCAATTTCTGATTTATGACCAATTGTGTATGACTTTTTGATGAACTCTTTAAAGTCAGTTTTTTCAAAGAGTGGTGTCCAGAATTCTTCTTCTAGTGTACCAGCTTCACGAGTCTTACCAGTTAGAATTTCACCGGTAGATGGATCAAGTGCTTCATACCAACCATTGCTTGGTTTCTGTGCATAACCACCAGCCAGTGCTACATCAAGTAGACCAGACCATTGAGCAACACCACCTTCCCAAGATACTGTAATAGGAATCTTGGACTTTTCTTTTACATACCGAGACTTTTCTACATTAATAACAAAATCATAACCAGTAACTTCGGTACCTTTTTTGTTTTGTCTACGGCCTAGGATCCAAATGTTGTCGGCAGAATAGTAAATGCCGGTACCACCAGATACAATAGCCTTAGGAAACAATCCAATCTCTTGATAAGTATGGTTAACTGCAAGAAGTGGAATATCTTTCATGGCAAGATAAGGTGTTGTCATACGGAACAAACCTTTGAGAGCCTTTGCACGAGACATATCTGCCACTGATTTTTCATTAATGGCATCTTCCATCTCTTTTTTGGATGCAAGGTTACCAATAGAGTCAATGACTACAATGACTTTATCTTTACGATCCAAACCCTCAAGTTGGCCAATCAGATCAAATTTAAGTTCTTCTACATTTGTGATTGGTGTATGCAGAACACGTGATGTGTCGACATCAAATTGTTCAAAGTAAGATTGTGGTGAACCAAACTCTGAATCGTAAAAAAGCATTACAGCATCTGGATATTTCTGCATATATGCACCAGCCATAAGGAGTGCAAATGATGTTTTAAAGTGTTTTGATGGTCCAGCAAGGACAGTAAGTCCAGGCGCAAGACCACCATCAATTGATCCAGATAGAGCAACGTTTACCATAGGTACTCGAGTAGGTACCATATCTTTTTCATTGAAAAATTTGGATTCAGAAAGAATCTCAGTATGTTTCAACTTGGAATTCTTTTTGAGTTTGTCCATAATAGACATTTAATCTGTTCTCCTTAAATCATAAATACGTTGTTCTTCTGGACTAGTGGCATAAGTATTATATGCCATGTCTGTCTCAAGTTGTTTAATTCTATTTTTAAGCTGTTCAATTTCAGCTGTTAATCTCATATTGGTATATTCAGTATTAACACCAATATTTTCTTCCTTTAATTTACGTTTCATATATACTTCATGAGGCTCGTGAATCTGAGACATTTGATTATTCCTTCTCTTTGGAAGCTACTCTCTTACGCAAGTCACTAGAACTAAATCTATGCTCACGTTTGTTGAAATACAATTGAATACCTCTTTTACGGCATTCGTCTTTACCAGTAAAGTCTTTATCCCTATATTCTTCACCCAAAATTCTAACATTAATTGGATACATATTCAGAATATCCAATAGATCATCCTCAGTACAATATGGTATGATTTCATCAACATAGGTTACTGCCGAAAGTTGGGCATGTCTTTCTACTATTGTCTGTACTGGAGAATTTTTTTCTGGCCGGTCAATTGATGGATCTACTTGTAATGCACAAATAAGATAATCACACTGTGATTTTGCTTCTCTTAACATTGCAATATGACCTGCATGTAATAGATCAAATGTAGATGCAGTAAGTGCTACAATCATTAATTTACTCCATAATAAGATTTATACCAAGTGACAAAATTTTCAACACCTTTTTCGATAGATGTTTCTGGACTATAACCTAATGCCTTAAGTTTAGTACAATCTGACCATGTGGCCTGAGTATCTGCTGGGTGTTTTGGTACAAGTTTTTTATTTGCCGTACGACCAAGTTGTTTTTCAATGTTCTCAACAAATTCCATAAGTTGAACTTGTCTGCCATTGCCAATATTATATATCTGTTTAGCATGGTCCTCGGCCAAGGTTTTTTCTAGAATAATACTAATACCTTGGACAATATCATCTACATATGTAAAGTCACGGATCATATCACCATAATTAAATAGTTCAATTTCATTACCAGCAATGATATTTTTGGTAAAATCAAATAGAGCCATGTCAGGCCGACCCCACGGACCATAGACTGTAAAGAATCTAAGGCCCACTGTAGATGGGATAGCTGACGCCATAAACTGTGACTCATTAGTAGCCTTGGTATAACCATATGGATTTAATTGATAACCAAGTTTTTCATCTTCTGTCCATGGTAATTTGTTACCAGCCATTACACATGATGTTGATGCATACACAGCCTTAGTGACGCCGGCATTCCAACAAGCCTCAATAAGGTTATGAGTACCAACAACATTGTTATCAATATATTTTCCTGGTTCAACCATGGAATGGCGAACACCGGCATAGGCTGCCAAATGCATTACAATGTCTGGCCGTTTATGGTACATCCAATCTTTTAGATTTTCGGCATCATTTAGATCAACTTTTTCAACAACAATACCACAATCATCAATGAGTTTTGCGGCACGAGCTTTTTTAAGTTCCGGATCATAATAATCATTAAAATTATCAAAGCCGATAACGTGATGACCATCGGCATGTAGTTTATGTGCTAGTGTCGAGCCGATAAAGCCGGCCAGACCTGTAATTGCAATTTTAGCCATATATTCCTCCAAATAATATAGTATATTATACCATACTATAGGTTAAATGTAAACAACATTTTGTTCTTTCTCGCGATCATCCAACTCATACATAGCACGATATATGTTATTTTCTTCGATGACTGCATCTAAGACTGTAAGCTGACCTTCGGCAAAATGTGAAAAGGCTTTTGTGTCCTTGGGAAAACATGCCCCACCGTAGCCTTTACGACCATCCGGACCAGGCACTTGCATATGACTGTGACCAATTCTGGCATCCGAACCAATTGCATTTGCAAC